CGCTAAGGAAGGTTCCGTTTGGGGCAAGTTCCTCTTCGGTACTACTCCGTTGCGTAAGGGCAATGTTGTCGTTGGTAGCAAAATCAAGTCTCGTAAGACTGGTGTTACTGGCACAGTTGACTTTGTCAATGATACAATCGTTGTCTACACGCCTGATGTTGCTGAGGGCGAAAATGCTGTCTCTAGTTCCATTGGAAACCGACTTTTCAACATGCACTGGGACATCATTGACGAAAACGAAGCTGAATAACTGTTCAATTATCAATTGATCAAGGCCTGAGATCAAGAATATATTACAGTTTGTAATAAACAAGCGCTTTACGTTAAGTAAACAAACAACCAAAAGTGCAGACACCTCTTTATTAGCACGGCGCCGTTTTCTTCTATTATTCAATTGTTAACTAAAAATCTACAAATAGATTATAAGTGCGAACGCAAACACAAAGCGTCCACAAAAGGACAAAATGCAAACAAAATTAAATCACGAAACTGACTTAAAAGTCAAAAAACCAAAACGTAACATTATGTGCGTTGTTGAACGTCCTAATGGCACAACATTTCGTCAATTACTTGATTACCGTGAAAACGAAAGCGCACGTGAATGCCTAGCGCGTTACAAAAGAATGTTAGGCAAATCATATTGGATTTGTGACTGGTGGTGGGTAGAAGAGTCTTTCTAGTGCCAAGAGTCTGAATCATATATTTTTCCAAGGAGGAAACACAAAAATTATGGAAAAAACTAAACAAGACGTAATCGTATACAAACCACTTCACACACTTTGTATTGATCGTGAAACGTTCGAGACAATCATCAAAAACAAATTAGACATTGTTATCTTTTACGATTATAATGAATCAGCCAAAAATCTTAAAAAGGGTGATGTTGTCAATTTAACATTAAAGTACTATGATTGGAACGGTAAGGATGCGATACCAAATCTTTTAGTACAGATTGTTTCAATTGGCAATTTCGGCAGTTATAACACCGCTATTGCTTTCACACCTGTTAGTCTTGATGTTCAAGTTGCCGTTCATGCAATCACTGGTGAAGAACTTGATAGCACATTTGCAGCCATTGCCAAGAGCATTGACGACGAATCTAAAAAGTAAATAACATTTTCAATTAATAAGTGTACTAGAGACTCCTGGTACACTTATTGATCCATTGTCAATTAAAACTAATTAAGGAGGAAAAACAAATGGATTTAAATTTTGATCAACCTGCACCGTATACATTGAGTGCAAATGAAATTAGACAGTTTACTGAATGCCCGCGTAAAAGATATTATGCAAGTAGAGACTGCTTGGCATTACGTGTGAACAAACCAAGCAAGAACTTGGAACTGGGTAAAGCAGTACATATGTATTTAGGTTATATGTATGTAGAATTGAATAAACTTGTTCAGGAGCGACTTGTAAATAATGGAATCACGCCTGAATATGAGGAAGTCGAAAAATTGTTCAATGATGTTCCTGAGTTTACTTTACCGGAAGTAGATGAACGTGGTTTCCCAGTATCTTTAGGTGATGAAAAAGTGTTCGCGTGTATTACGCGCAATTACAGAGAACAGCTTATACAAGACTGTGTTGACTACGAAATCATTGGGCCTGAAGTAGCATTTCAAATGAATCATTGGCCTAATGAGAATACACTTACGCATGGTAACATTGACTTGGTTGTTAAGGAGCGTGTCAGTGGACTTATTCATTTCTTTGAGCATAAGACATGTGCAAGTTTCCGACCCGAGATATATGATAGATTTGATATTCAATTACATATCTACGCGGCTTATGGTCGTAAAACTTACGGTGACGCCTTTGGTGGAATGATACTTAATCAAATTAAAAAGGCCAAAACAGATGTTGGCTATGATGCGGAAAGAAGATTCTACAACTACAACAATACGGAAGAAAAAGATTTTTTCAATTGGATTAGAAGTAAAGCATCCGCAATTACAAGTCCATCAAACAATCATGCACCTTGTAATAACTATATGACATGTAAAATGTGTGAATATGCACCATTATGCATGAAATTCGGCTATGAGGTTCCAAAAGATGCTGAAACAGTATTGTCTATGCAATTGAAGACTGATGAGGGTGAAGCAATGTATGTAGAAGATCCACGACCAAGTAACGAAGAAGAAAGTGACTAATACAAATGCCTAACGCAATTGAAAAAGAAAGATATACGCATAAGTCTAAGAAGAGTGCACAAAACAATAAGTATGTTCTTAATCAACATAATTGGCAGAATTTAAGTAACATTTTAGGCGAACTTGAGTCAGTTATGGACCAAAAGAATATTGGCACATATAAAGAACTTATTGAGTTGATAGGGAGAAGTTAATTATGGGGTTATGCTTATACGAAAGAATGACAGCTATCAATAAACTATTCGTTGAACTTGAAGCAACATCCTCAAGAACTGAGAAGGAGGCCTTGGTTAAACATGCCAGGGCTTCCGACCCACTTTTAAAAGATGATTTAGACTTTTGTTTCGAGGTTCTATCAGGTAAACATAAGATTGGTGTTACATTGCCTGAAGGATCTTTACACGATTCTGATGATAAAGAACAATTGAACATATCAATACGCGAACTATGTAAACCATTACTCGAGAACAACAAATTCGATGACGAAACACTTTATCAATTATTTGTTCAATTTAAGCATTACCTGTGGTTTCTTTCACCATTGTTTAATCGAGTATGGCGTATAGGAATTAACCGTTCTCAATTGAAAAAAGATGCAATTTCACCAATGTTAGCCAAAAGATATGAACCTAATAAAGTTTATGATGAAAATACATTTTATTTGACGGAAAAGCTGGATGGAAATCGATGTATAGCGCGATATCATTTTGATATCAAAGCTTGGAAATTTTATTCGAGATCTAATAAAGCTTTAAAAATTTCGTTTGATATGGGCGATTTAAATAAAGATTACATATATGATGGCGAAATCTTATCAAGAGATCAAATTGAACATCCTAGTCAAGAAAACTTTAACAAATTAAGTGGTGTTTTAAACAGTAAGTACAAAAACAAGGATGATCTTGTCTACATGATTTTCGACATTACTAATAGTGAATTACCTTATTGTAAAAGATCACCAATTTTAAGAGCACACAATAGCAATGTGTCAAATAATGTTCGAATATTACCATTGCTGGAAGTTGTCACTGAACCAAAAGAATTGAATAATGTTGTTAAAAGAAACCTTGATGAGGTTGTGTCCAGAGGTGGCGAAGGTGTCATGATTAATTTAGGAAGTAAAAATTATGTACACAAAAGAACTGATTACCTTTTGAAGGTAAAAAATGTATACACAATGGACATGCGTGTATTATCAATTGAAATGGGAACAGGTAAATATGAAGGACTTGTAGGATCGCTTATTTGTGAATGTCACGATAATGATAACAATTGTGTATACACTTGCAGCGTAGGATCAGGACTGAACGATTACCAACGTCAATATTGGGCACTAAATCCAGATAAAATAATTGGTAAGATAGTTGAAGTGGCATACTTTTCAACATCGCAGTCCGATAATTCAAGAGGAACTCATTATTATTCATTGAGATTTCCTAGATTCAAGGGAGTTCGAGATGATAAAAAGGAGGAAAGTGTCTATTGAGAGGCCATTCTGCTATGTGAGAAATGAAAAAATTGAAGGAAATTTGTTCAAAAAAGCTTGATTTTTCCACTAAGTTGCTATATAATATTATATATAAGGAGATAAAATATGCATTTAGTTCAGACAAAAAATAAGTTGTTTGCACTCATCTATGGTATGAGTGGATCAGGTAAGACACATCTTGCCGCTACGTATTGTTTATGGAAGCCTGACGATCCGGTGTTATTAATTGATGCTGATCAAGGTAGTGACACCTTAAAGGCAAGTGACTTAAAGGACATTAAAAACCTTTTCGTTGTTGATTTCAAATATTTCAAGGATCTTGATGCTGTTTATTCATTATGTAAAACAAACACAGTTGATTCATGGGTTAAAGCAATTCCCGAATTGAAAGGAAAACTCGATAAACCTTTTAAATGTGTTATCTGGGATACATGGTCGGAAGTTCAAAATATTATGTATGATGAGATTCGCAAAAAGAACCATCTAGAAGGTAATGGATTAAACTATCGTCCTAATATTCAATTACAACATTGGGGTATGATTACTGATCTTAACAAGTTATCAGTTTCAGCATTTAAAGAATTACCTATGGATTGTATATTTGTCATGCAGTCGTCAATTAAAGAAGATGCATTAACAAGTCAAATACTTAAAGGTCCCGCTATTCATGGTAAACTAGTTACTGAATTACCTGCAATGTTCACTACAGTAATTTATACTTATAATGCTCCTAATGGTGCCTTTAAAGCAACTACCTTACCAAAAAATGGCTGGCCAGCGAAAGTTAGAGGCTTTGATGGTCGCGACATTGAAATGCCAACACTTGAAAAACTTTTAGAGGAAAATGCAACAAATGAAAAACCAAGAACCAAATAAAAAAGTATTTGTCGATGGTGCTTGGAAACTTATAGATATTAAAGGTAATCTTGTAGGGTATACTGCATTATGTTGTGATATTCTTATTGATCTAGAAACAAATAAGGAATTTCGACGTGGTGAGTTTGTTGTGTTTCTTGATGAGAAAACCTTTCCAGTTATGTATGAGAAAACACATAAATGTAAAACTGTTAGACTAATTGAAACAGATAACACTTTTGAGCCAGATTATCTTAAAGAATTATTTGTAGGTTCAATTATGAAGTAGCATACTTAAAGTAAGCGTTGTAAACAACCGGTGACTGCTTGATAAACTTCGGGTCATTTTCAATTGATTATATGAGCCTTATGGTACACATTGTACACCTGTGTTCGGGTTCGATTCCTGAAAGGCTCCAAGTTGCAATATCTATTTAGGAGGTAATTTAAATGAAACTTGATTTTTCTGAAGTTGGCAACAACGTTATGCCAGAAGGTGAAAACTTAGTCACCATCTTTGGTGCTAAGGAAACTGTTTCCAAAAACGGTTCTTCGATGCTTGTTCTCGACATGAAGAATGCTGATGGAGCATTTGTTCGCGACTATGTTGTTTTAAGTGGCGCAGGTGCTTTTAGAGCACGCCAGCTTTTCAAGGCACTTGACATTGATGAAGAAACTGCGGCTCAGATGGAAGCAGCTGATCTCATTGGTCGCCAAGTCAATGTTGAAATTGAAATGGAAGAATATAACGGCGAAGATCGCTCTAGAGTTAAAAAGTATTTCTAAAATAAGCAGGTGAGAGAATGAACTTTTACAGCAATTTTGTTACAATCATCGAATCGAACAATACGCAGGTGTACGCGTTATGTCCTTTTCATAAAGAAAAAGTTCCTTCTTTTACCATCAATACTGACACACATCAATGGTATTGTCACGGTTGTGGAGAAGGTGGTGGCTATGTATCTTTCCTTCAAAAATTCATGGATATCGATAAAAAGACAGCTATGCAAATTGTACAGGATTGGAATGATGGCAAACCACTACCCTTTCCCTCCGAAAATGTCGTTGAAGAAGCTTATCGTAATCTAAAGAGTTCTAAACTGGCACTTGATATAATTCATTCATGGGGCATTTCGGATAAGATAATTGAAAAGTATAAAATAGGGTATAGCAATGCCGAAAGACGTTATTATTTCCCTATACGTACATCAACTGGATATTTGTACAATATTAGAAAGTATGCACCTGCAGAAATGCGTGGTGAAAATACTCCTAAATGTATAGGTGTTCAAGGTTGCAATATATCAAAGTTCTGGCCCATTGAAAATCTTGAAAAAGATGTTATCTTCATTGTTGAAGGCGAAAAAGACGCATTATGTGCCATTGGTCAAGGGTTGAATGCTGTTACTGGAACTGGCGGTTCCACAATTCCTGTATTTGATTATAGTGTATTCAAGAGTAAGAAAGTTTACATTATGACTGACAATGACGAAGCAGGCGATAAGATTGCGCAAAAATATATTGATGTAATTAGTGAATATACTAACGATATTAAGCGTATTAAACTCCCTGTAAAGGATTTTACCGAGTATTATCTAAAGTATAATAATGCTAATGTATTACAATATGCCCAAATTGTCAAGTATAACATTGCTGAAACTCGAGAAATACAACATATGACACTTGCAGAAAATGAAACTGTTGATACTATGGGAGAACGTGTGTTCTTGGATAACATGCTCATTACAGGTTCTGATCCAAAAACTTATGCTATTCCAAGTGTTGTATGCCTTAAATGCAACGGTTCTGATAGTTGCAGAAGACCCTGTAAACTCTATGGTGGTAAGGTAAGCGTCGAGATGGCGTTTGAAGATCGTGATTTAATACATATGATTGATAGTTCGGATGGTAAGATGTTAGAACTTGCCCATAAGATGCAATCGTGCAAAAAGATTCAAGTAACACCTACAAAGTATGTCAATGTACAAAGAATTGTATTCCAAGAAAAAGCATCATTACTTAGTGGGCTGAATGACGCATCGTATGAACCACGTTATGGCTTTTATCTCTATGATAAAGAGCGCTTAACACCTACTGCGAAATATACGTTTGATGCCACTAAGGTTACTGATCCTAGAACACAAAAAGTGTATTATGTCATAAAGAATGCCAAGATTGATGATTCCAAACTTAAGGAACCTATTGACTTCAAGTATTTTAGAGACATCTACAATAAAAGTACAAGTGTGATTGAATTCTTAAATTATCATTACGAGAAGTGGCTAGCCGATTGTCGTGTGTATGGCCGTTTAGACTTGTTTAGTGCATTGTTACTTACATTATGTAGTGTTACAGAAATACCTTACAAAAGTGGCGTTATCAAAGGTGTTATGGATACTATTGTTGTGGGTGACACTAGAACAGGAAAATCTTTAATGGTTCAAAATGTTCTAAGTAAGTTAGGAATTGGAGGGTACATTAATGGTGAAAATGCTAGATTAACTGGTGTATTAGGTGGTGTAGTTCGTTTAGGTGATTCTTGGATTATTACATGGGGTGCAATTCCACTGAACGATAAGGGTTTTGTTGCAATTGATGAGGCCACAGGTCTTACAGTTGAAGATATTACCCAAATGTCAAGTGTTAGATCAGGATGTGTTGCTACCATTAACAAAGTTGTTCGAGGAGAAGCTAAAGCAAGAACGCGTCTATTCTGGGTGGCTAATCCACGTAGTGGTAAAAACCTTAATGAATACTTTTGGCGCGGTTTTGGAACTTTCCAAGAGTTTATCCCAGTAAACGAGGATCAAGCAAGATATGATCTTCTTATTGGAGCTTCGCGAGATGATGTCGACATACTACAGGATATCCCAAACAAAACATTATCAATTGAAGAAATCGCCAAATATCGTAATCTAATCAACTTCGCATGGAATATTGAAGCCTCAAATATTGAACATGTTGACTATCAACACTTACATGAAGTTACAAACACACTTTGTGAAAAGTATAAAGGTGGTACATTGTTGATTAAGGAAGCAGCTTACGAAAAGATTTTACGCGTGGCTGCATCCTTAGCAATCTTAACTTGTTCAATTAATGAAAAAGGTAATTTGGTGATAAGTAATAAACTATTGGATTGGTCATGCGATTTCATCGAATATACTTTCAAGCGTCCAGCAATTGATTATGCGTATTACGTAACTAAGATGCAAGAAGAAGAACGCTTAATGAAAGAAAACACCGAATATGCTATATCACTAGTAAGCCAATATCCTGCGCTACGTGTTTTGTTAAATAATACAAAGTTTCGTGGTACACAGATGGCAGAAGTGTTAGGTCTGGACCGAGATGCAGTTTCGAAGTTGTTGTCGCAAATGTTGTTGCGTGGTTTAATCAAGATGACTACTGGGGGTGTATACTCACCATCCGTTCACTTGATAAATATCATTAGAAAAATGAATGGAGGTAATTATGAATAGAGATTTCAATGCTACTAAGGTGCGTGAACTTCTTACCACATACCCTTATTTAGGTGTTGCTCTTAAAGCAGGTCTGGTTTCACGTCGTTTGTGTAAAGATATGCTTGGCATTACAAAAGGTGAGATGGATGATCTTTACGTTGATCTTATCAGAGCTGGTGCCATCAAAGTATTGTCTTCAAGTGCATTTAGAGCAAACGAAGATACTTTGAATGTTATTGCACAAATTGATATGGAAAAAGAGAGACATTAAAATCATTTTGAACGCGCACAACAAATATGATGCTTAAAGCATCCGCCTGCTATTGCCGAAAATCCAGGCGTTAAACAAAACTAAAAGGAGAATTAAAATGAAAAATTTTTTACACAAAATTAAAGTCACATTTTGGGGCGAAGGTAAATTAAAGGGAGGATCTGCTGTATTCGTTATTATGACAGTATTATCTTGTGTCGCCTTAATTATTTCGAATATCTTAGCAGGTAAATCCTTTCCATTCTTTGGTTTAAAGATCGGAAATGCAGATTTAGTTATTAGTGGAGGAATCTTAATTTTCCCAGTAACTTACATCTTATCTGATTTATTTAGTGAGGTCTATGGCTATAGTGCTTCCCGTAGAGTTACTTGGTTGGGATTTGCAATGAATGTTATCTTCATATTATTCATGTGTGCAGGTATTGCAATTCCAGGAGCAAATTTCTATTACCAAAACGTCGTAAGTGATGGTCTTATGAACGGTATGGGTCTTGACTTCTTAAAAGGAGGAAGTAACTTAGGTTCGTTAGGTATCTTAATTGCGTCTTTGCTAGCATTTACAGTTGGCTCATGGATTGACGATGTTGTGTTTGAAAAAATTAAAAAATATTCAATTTCAAAAGGTCATTTAGGATCCAGTGCGTTTATTTTCAGAGCAGTTACATCCTCATTCGCAGGTGAAATTATCGATACAACTATCTTTGTTCCATTACTATATCTTTTCACACAACAATATGGAACGACAATTACAGGTTTCGGTCAATTAATGTTAATTATCTTAATTCCAGCTATTATGAAAACTTTATACGAATTAGTTGTTTCGCCATTCACTGCCTTCTTAGCCAAAAAATTAAAAGCATACGAATCTATTCAACATGAATAATTTTGAAGTAATTGGTATAATTGCTTCTATCTTAGTGGTGTCCTCTATGGTATTCAAAACGACTACCTATAGAGGCACCATGATGATGCGTATACTTAATTTAACAGGAAGCATATTCTTCGTAGTGTATGGGTTCTTATTGCCGGCATATGCAACAGCAATTACTAACAGTTGTGCGCTTTTATTAAACGCATTTTACATTGTAAAAGAACACAAAGATCATAAAAGGAGAAAATAAATGAATTTAAGAAAATATAAAAACGAAGGAAATATGAATATAAATCACATTAGATACGCTCAAGAAGTATTTCCTCATTGTGCAATTGGAAAAGAAAATTATAAAGGAAAAATTGAAGTATATATGGAACCAGGGGAATACATCATGGATTACTGTGATGAATACCAATTTATTAAAGAAACATACAATGATAATAGTTGGTCTGGGGAAGTTTTAGTTAATCACTATTTCAATCATTTAGTTGAACAATATAGACCAAAACATTTACAAGTAGTGTTATTTGCAACCACAAGTGGACACTTTCCAGTCGAAATATCAAAGGAGAAATAAAATAAAATGAAATGTGTTGTTAGTTTAAGTGGCGGCCGAGACAGTGCAACTTGCCTCGGCTTAGCCGTTGAAACATTTGGTAATAAAAATTGTTATGCTATTGGATTTGAATATGGTAGCAAACATCCGCAGGAACTTATTTCTGCACAAAAGATTGCTGATTACTACGGTGTGCCTTTTCAATTGATAAACATTGATCCTTCTATTTTCAATGGTTCATCTTCAACTTTATTAAAAGGTTCAAAAGATAATATCGAATTGAATAAGAGTTATGAAGAGATTATGAAAGAAAACGGTGAAGGAAAAGTTAGCACTTATGTGCCTGCAAGAAATACTTTGTTCTCGGCATATGTGTTAGCTAGAGCTGAATCGTTGTCGCAGGAGTTTAATGACGATGTTACAATTGTTTTAGGGCAGCATGCTGATGATAGTGGCTTTTATGTTGATAAAGATGGCAAGGAACATTTAGATTACACAAAGGCTGCATATCCTGATTGTAGTGTTGAATTTGTGGAAGCATTTAGTAAAGTAGCATCAATTAGTTCCGTTGGAAGAGTTCACTATTGGGTTCCATTTGTCAAGATGCATAAATGGGAATTGATTAAAGTCGGTTTAAAATTGAAAAAACCTGTTCCTTATAATTTATGTTTAAGTTGCTATGAACCTATAGTTCATGAAGATGGAACTTATGAAGAGTGTGGTAAATGTGCTACTTGTATTGATGCACAAAAGGCTGAAAGATTGGCAAGAGAATCAATTGAGGAGGATAAACAACATGAAAAAAGATAAGGATTTGATTAGTTGCACTGAATACCAGGAGTTTGCTTCTAGTGCATTACAGCCTAAGTTTAAAGGTGAATTTGGCTTATATGGTTTTGCACTTGGGTTAGGTGGAGAAACCGGTGAAGTACTTGACGCAATTAAAAAGCGTGAACTCTATGAACGTAAAGATATTCCAGTTGAACACATCGAAGAAGAACTTGGCGATGTTATGTGGTATGTTGCAAATATTTGTACTAGATATGGGCTGTCATTAGACAATGTTCTTGCCAAGAACGTTAAAAAATTAAACGAAAGATATCAAAAACTTTATGAACAAGAAAGAAATAAATGAACATATAAATCCTGCGCATTATAAAGCGGGTAAAATAGAAGTTATTAAAATAATGGAAGATCAATTGTCTGACGAAGAGTTCAAAGGGTTTTGCAAGGGTTTGATATTAAAGTATATTTTAAGAGCAGACCATAAGAACGGTCTTGAAGATTACGAAAAAGCACAATGGTACCTTAACTACTTAATTAAAAAACTTGAAAAGATGGAGGTTGAACAAGAATGCAAGTAGCTAATATTTATCCTATTGCTAACCAGGAAATGTATGCGAAAGAAAAATGTGTTATGTTGTTAGCACATTTATTTGATAAGTATGATCCAAAGTTTTTCAATGATAAACAGTGGATCATTATGGACAATGGTGCCTTCGAAAATTCAAAAGTTTCTAATGATCTTGAACATTTAGTTGACATGGCAGAAAACTCTCCTATTCCCATCAAAGAAATTGTGATCCCTGATGTTATGGGCAATGAAAAAGCAACTTTAGAATTATTTATGGATAATTTTAACACTATTACTAAATGGCAACGTAAATATAAGTTTATGTTTGTTGCACAATCTAACACCGAGGAAGAATTAGATAAATTGATAACAATGTTCAACAAATTCTTCGCGAAATGTAATTTGTCAATTGGTATTCCAAAAAGAGCACCATACCCTAGAGATGGTTTAAAAGCAGCTAATGTATATAGGAAGAGTTTGTTCCCTATACATTTATTGGGCTTAAAGCGTTCGTTTGATGAATTGTTACCTATAAAAAATATTGTTCGTAGTTGTGATTCATCGCAAATAGCATTTATGGCTAAAAATAAATTATGCCAAGGTGATGTTGATTACCTTATTATGTATAGACGTCAGGGTGCGCCAATTGATCTTGAACACGATATACTTGATAAAGACAAATTGAATACTTTGTATAAGAAAGAACAGGAGGACTTTAAAGAATATGGGCTTTTATGATAAGATAGCCAGTGATATTCCTTACGAGATAACAAGTAATACTGATAGTTATTTAAAGGTAGTTGGGGGTAAACTCCAGCTACCTAATACTGGTTGGTTACAATGGCATTTGAGATACTTGGATAAAGTTATAGATGCAATACACGCTTTCAGAAATGGTCAATTAAGAGGATACGAGTATGATATGTCATTAATACAAAAGACACTCGTACACAATTCTGAAGAAGGTATTAATATTCTAAAGAAACTAGACAGTGAGTATACCTTATTTTCAATTGATATTGAAACAAGCAACTTGTCAACAGATAAATTGAAAAATAAACTGTTATGTATAGGTATCGCTTATTCAATGAACGCAGGCGTTTCGTTTATGCGTTCGTGTTTTGACAACAAAGACTTTGTGGAAGCATTTAAAAAATTCGTACAGGATGATAAACATAAATTCATTTTACATAATGGTATCTTTGATAAATCAAGAACTAAATTGATTGCCGATATTGATTTAAAAATTGATGAAGACACATTGCTTATGCATTATGTAGGAATCAATGAACATAAAGGTACACACGGATTAAAAGAGCTGGCTCAATTGTACTTAGGATTCGAGGATTGGGAAAAGCCGTTAGACGAATGGAAAAGACAATATTGTAGATCACATAAAGTTAAATTAAGTGAGTTTCAATATGAATGGTTTCCTCAAGATACATTAGCTGAATACAATGTTATAGACTGTGTTGCAACTTATCAATTATATTATACACTGAAACCTTTAATGAGAGAAAATTCGCATGCTATTTATAGAACGCTTGTAAGAGCTAGTGAATATTATAGTGATATGATTGTACGTGGAATGCTTGTAGATGTGGAATATATTCATCAATTAGAAAATCAACTTTCATCGGAAAATGAAAAAATCTATGATTATCTAGATAAGCATATTCCGGGTGTACTTATTACATCGCCTAAACAATTGATGGACTGGCTGCATAAAAAATTTCCGAATGAAATAATTGAATCAACGGATGCTAAGGCACTTGAAGACTTAAGTTATAAGTATCCTGATGTAGAAGAATTGAAACAAATATTAAAGTTGAGAACCAATGAGAAATATTTGAAAACATATGTTTATGGCATTTTGTCAAGAATGGATAGTAATAACGTTATTCATTGTGAGTTTAAATTACATGGAACTGAAACTGGCCGTTTAAGCTCTGCAAATCCAAATATGCAAAACATTCCTCGCAATTCAACGATTAAAAAGATTTTCAAAGCGCATGAAGGTTACGAACTGTTATGTCTCGACTATTCTCAGGCTGAATTACGTGTGTTAGCATATATTTCGCAGGATGATAAATTGATGGAGACATACATTCAAGGAAGAGATTTACATACCGAAATGCAAAAACATTTGTTTGGTGATAAATTTGATCCACATAATAAGGATCAACGTGTTATCGCAAAGACAATTAATTTTGGTATTCCATATGGTAGAACCGCAGGCGGTATGAGTAAAACATTGGGTATGTCGCTTGCAGAAGCAAAAGATTATTTGAATAAATGGTTTGCCGGTGCACCTAAAGTACTTGACTTTATTGCTCAACAACATAAAATGGCATTGGCGGATCCACAAGAGGTTTATTATACACCTTTCGGACGTTGTAGAAAATATTTTATCACAAGTGATAATATATATCACGTGCAAAATCAAGCAGTCAATTTTCCTATTTCATCAACTGCTAACGATTTAACTATTCATAGTTTAGTTCAAATTGCTGACTGGTTAAAAGAAAAGAAGTTTGACGCTTACCTTGTAAACACCGTACATGATTCAATTATTATTGAAGTACGTCATAAAGATGCTAAAGAAATTGCTGAATACTGTCAACAGGTAATGGCAAATACACCTAAGAAGTATCTTACAAATTGCAAGGTACCTTTTAGAGCTGATGCTGAAATTGGTGTAAATTATGGTGATATGCATGAGGCAGATTGGTATGAAGAAGATGACGCCGAATAAAATTATATCAATTGATCCTGGGAATCATATTGGCATAGTATATTGCACATATTCAATTGATGACACGATGAGTGTTAAAGGTGCTACTTTTGAAGGTGGTGATCGCAATATGAAACTATGGAATCTTCTAAACGACTTTAAACCTGATGTTATTATATTTGAACAATTTGCACTCAGACCAGGAATGGCTGCCAAACTCGCAGGCAATAAATTCATTACTTGTGAAGTAATAGGTGTTATTAAGTTGTATGCACAATTGAACAAATATGTGCATTTAGTAGAGCAGCTACCTTCTACTAAAGAATATTGTGGGTTTGGCAGTAATCCGCGCGCCGAAGAATATAAAAATATTCAATTGATAAATAAAGGCGAAAAAATTACTGAACATGTACGCGATGCATATAGACTATATCGTTATTGGATCCTGTTTGGCGATAATTAAAAAGCTTGATATCAAGTATAAAAAGAATTATAAATGATTTGTATGCTTGCATATTTTAAAGCATGATATCAATTGAAAAGCAGGTAATTTTGTATTTTAAAGGAGATATGTATATGAATTATGAAGAAAATAAAAAATGTTCATACAATGAGTTAGAGGCCCATAAAGCACTATGTATCTTAAGAGATTATATAGAACACTATCTCTTTTCAGACAATTGCCTACGTATATCTAGTGCAGCGAAGTTAGACAAAGCTTTTAATACAATTGAAACATTTATGGAGGATGCAGCATGCGACGACTGGGAAGAGTAAAGATACCAGAGAGTTTAAACAGCAGAAAAAATGAAATACTGGGAGCAATTAAAAATAATACCATGGTAGATTGTATTTATAATGGAATGCTCTCAGGCGATTATGACTTAGACATTCCGAAGGTTGATGTATCTAAATGCATTATACCTCAAGGCATAAAATTGAAAAATTATCAAGTAGATGATTTATCCAAGTCACTTGGTTTACAGTACGTATACAATATTAACAAACCTGGCTCAGGTAAAACTCTTGAGACAATTATATGGATAATGAACATATTAAAGAAAGATTTCAAAGTACTTATTCTTTGTCCTAAATCAGTTATATCCACGTGGCAAGAACAACTTGAAAAATATTGGCCTGACTATCTTAATTGTGGAACGTGGTGGATTACGAACTATGAGCAACTTTATGCAAATAAACGTTTTCAATTAGCGTTCGAGATTAACTGGGATCTTATAGTACTTGATGAAAGTCATACTATTAAGTCTATGAAAAGTAAAATTACACAACTCGTTTTTCAATTGAAAAGTAAATATAGACATTGTCTTACTGGCACTCCTGTTAAAAATAGACCACAAGACATTGCTGCACAATTAAAATGGTTAGATCCTGATAGTATAACTAGTGTTACTGATTTTCAATTTGCCTTTTGTGATATGCAACGTGATCAATGGGGCTTTAAGCCTGTGGGATTAACTAAAAATAAGACAATGATAAACAACCTGCAACGTTTATTAAGCATGTATTGTGTAGGTGGAAGTGATCATGCACTTGCATATAACGCAGATGGTACACCCATGACAATTGAAAAAATAAAAGTTCGATTAAATATGGATCCTACTGTTAAAAAACTTTATAACATGGCTGTTGGTGAATACGATAAAGAACTCAAACAAAGAATAATTGATACTAATGGATTGCTTGATAGAGGTGTAGAAATCAAGAACGCGATTGAAGCGGTTATACGTAGACAACAAATAGCATCCAATCCTCAATTGTTTAATCCTAAATATAAAAATGTTAAGTTCGAATGGATACTTGATTGGCTTGATGGCACTAATGAGAAAGTTGTTATATTTAGTAAGTATTCTAGAACAATTGACAATCTTGAGTTACTGTTAAAAACAAAGGGTTATAAGTATTCAAGAATCCGCAGTGAACAAAAGAGGGAACAGCGCAAGTTAGCAATTGACGAATGGAAGAGAAGTAAGCAAGCATTATTAGGTACATTTGGCGTATTAGGAACAGGGGTAGATGGTCTTCAGGAATGTTGTCATTACATTATATTTATTGATCGCGCGTGGACTTCTAGTGATAATGAGCAGGCTGAAAAACGAATATTCCGTGTTGGTCAAACTGTACAACCTGTAATCTATATATTACAAGCAATAGGCACTGTTGACGTTAGAATTGAACAAGTACAAAACCAAAAAGGTTATGACGCACGTATATTATTAGAGCCAATAACTGATAGCGATAAATAAAAAGCCCGGTGGGTTACACCGAGGTCAAGGTGCTCTTTTATTTTGTGCAATGTAAATTAAATCATAATAGAAATTAATTTACAATGGGAATTAAATCATTTTGAAATTACATTATAGTGTGCGATGATCGTATTGATTATTTTTTCAATTAAAGATTCCAATAAACTATAAGGGATTCCAAGTTCCACACATTTATCTTCAACACAATCCATAACATATTCAAGTTTTTGTTTACCACTACCCTGATCAGGATATTTCTTTTCAGCGTCTTTAATTGCCTTCTCGATTGTATTTGTCAATTTTTTAACCCAGCCATTTTTAACTGCCTTAATTGAATAATAAATAACTAATGCTAGAACTACGACGGACAAAACTACTAGTTCAATTATTTCTTTAGTGCTCATAATTGTTCTCCTTTAATATTGTGTATTATTTTATTATCAATATGTTCATTAAGTTTTGTTTCAACTATAATAAGTCTTTGTGCTAGCTCAACCTGCTTTGTGTCCATGTTATTAATCTTTATTTCAATTCTATCAATTGACGACTTGATGTACTCTAATTCTGTTAGTAGAGCACCATGCTTTTGTTCATCTTGTTTGATATCCTTTTTATTTTTATTAAACATGGTGACCATAGCTATTACCAAGCTACACACGGGACATACAATTGAAACAGTTAACGTTAGAATTTCAGTTGCGCTCATTTTAGTATCTCCTTTCCTTAAATGCTAATTGTATTGCTCTTCCCCCCGTAGTTATAGAAGATGATTTGCATAATTATCTCCTTTCCTTAAATGATAATAGTAAAATCATAGTTTATACACTTGCACTAATTAGATTGGTTTTACTGCATCGTTAACACTAGTATATATTGTTAATGAAGCTTCTTTTTCTCCCTCGCTTGGTACATTATAAAGAACTGAAGATTTAGCATATGATCCACCCCAATAAATAGCTACTGCGTTATACCAGGTGTTATTTATTTTTACTTCTCCACTACACTCAAAAGAATATGAATCAGTCCCTAATAAAGTATTTAAATCAGCAATACTGGTCACTTTTAACTGTTTTGATGAAATATGTTTAATATATAAATATTCTGAAATTGAATTTTCCAATAATACGATATTATGTTGATATAATTTAGTACTTCCGCCACCTGCATTAGCCCATTGTGCTTCTCCGTTTACTACGGAGAGGACTTTACCGTTATCGGCGGTAGTGCAAGGAAGAATTGGTGTAGGATCTACCAAATCTTCAGGAACCAATATAGGCTTATTGAACAAAGTATTTCCAGTGGCGTTAGGAACGATACTAGAAGCATATGAATATTTGCCATCAGTTCCCTTTGTCATCTGCATTAAATAATGGTTGATAAAATCAAAATTGCCAAGATAGATTTCACCAACTTTATTAGTCATTACAATTCGCATTGGTGTTCCTGATAAGGTGCTGTCTTCATAGATATTAAGAACAAATGGAACTTTAAGATTTACGCCAGTAAGATCAGTAGCAATTTTTCCTTTTTCAATAGTGGTATCACCGCCTTCACCGTAGGCATCTACTGATTGGATAGAAGTGCCACCACTGCCAATAGGAATATCAAGTTGCTTTTCTATAGTAATAGGATAATTCCCATTAGTATCTTTTTCCCCAATACTAAAAGCATAAAGAGCAAGAGAAGTAATAGATTCAGTATTCGTATCAAAATAAAATTGAACAAAAGTATTAACATCGAGTAATTTATCACCAAGCATTTTTGAAGGCATAAAATAGCAAAAAGCATTATCATCTGGATAAAGGACTTGATTATACAATCCTTTTTCCAAATTGTCTTTTTCTTCCTGAGTAATGCTCGTTCTTACATCTTCAGTTTCCACATCAACCAACCATAAAGTAGGCGGTACACTCTTACCACCACCTACTTCGCTCCATACATTATCTTTCAGCACATATAATTTCTTGTCTGCCTTGCAATAGCAAAGCTGTCCGTCACCAACGCTTCCGTCAGTGACAAGCTTGTTCATCTCTTCCATAGTATTGGCTACCGTTCTGTTGTCAAGCGGTAGCTTTGAGTTCAAATCGAAACCATTTATAACGGGAATGCCTTTTCCTAAAGCCATTTTCTAGTCCTCCTGTTTAGTAACTGAATGTCATCTTGAAGTCCGTGTTGGTACTCGCTTCATTGCTTGTATAAATCAAATACGGAATACTGCTTCCACCCTCGGTCTTCGTGAAGCCATTTATGTTCTCGAAGCCGTTGTTGTCCTTGATACTCTTCAAATCGCCATAGGATTTGGGGTAGGCAAAGATGATGTGTTGTTTGTTCGGAGAGAAAGACAAAGTCTTAGTGCCTTTGGTCTGAACAAGCTTGGTAAGTGTCTCAAGGTTTGTTCCGACTGCACCGACACCATAATAGTACGGGTGAACGAACGTTGCATAGACCGTATTGGAATCGATTGTCCCTTTCTCATAGGTAAGCACCAAACGAGCGTATGTGTCTGCAGTGATACTCTTTCTTAGCTTGTAAGTTCCTGAAGTTGCAACGCTTCCACTAGCAATTGTAATATCAGTCTCGCCAAGTATCTTCAAGACAAGTTTGCTAGGAGTACCGCTATTCTTATTAAAGCTCCAAGAAATTGAACTGAGTGTGACCGTAGTACCGCTTTCGAACGTTCCGTTCATCTCATTAGCGTTGAGAACAAGGTTGCTAGGCGCAACGTAAAGTAAATTATCAATTGCATTTTTATAGTAATTACTAAAGTCATTTGTTGAAAGCCCTTTGCCAGCCACCTTGTCTACCTTGTTGTTAACTGCTTTTGTGGCATTATCCACGCCCATTTCAATGTTGTTTAAATTATTAGCATTCAATGCGGTACTGCCATTTACCCACGTTGTTTTAGTATAACTTATGTCCGCCATAATTTTATTCTCCTTTAATTATATTATAAATTATTCCATAAAGTTTATCAACCCGTAATGCACATTATTTATTCGGTACTTTTTATTCATTATTTTCAATGTAACCATTGAATTGATGTACAAAGTATTTAATTTTTTCCTTGTCTGTTGTATAACCGCCAACAACACGATTACCTACTCTCACCTTGCAATTTACACGTGTAACGTCATTCTTAAACTCGAAAGTAAATAAATTTTTACCGAATTGATAATCATTAAAAGAAACGCTTTTATATAATATTTGTATGCCATTTTGCTTTTGGTAGACTTTAATAACACTGTGTTCATAATCAATTGATAATCCGTTTACCTGCGCTTCAGATAGTACACTATAACTTCCACCATCTTCAACTGTTCTAAATATGATATAACTGTTATCAACATATGTAACGGAAGCTTCTAATAGAGTACCATCATCGTTAACTACTAAAGAATTACTTGCATAAACGTCATTGTTAGCTACTGGTCCTTTAATTGAAAATATGGGTCTTTCTCTAGCTAAAATATATTCTACATTACCTACTAATTTATCAGGTACACCAAAAACAACTTTAACGTTATTAGTCGTATCGGCTTCTAACAATTTTAATTGATACTCAAATACACTGTTTTTAAAAACTTTTTGAATACCTTGTACTTCAAACATACAATTGTATAACACAGCTGAAGATTGTGCTATAGCCATCATAGTAAAATGACTCATCAATTGTTCTCTATTTACATATGTACCATAAAGATAATCAACTTCACCTTGTTGTCTTTTATATGCTTGCATAAATGCACCCCAGGAGTCACTAATTACTATGTAGTAATCTAACGCACCATATTCTACATAGGTATGTGTAATTACTATATCTGAACCCGTGTAAATATTGAATAACTTATTTGTTTCGTCAAATTCTATTTTAGTGCCTTTACCCAGATTTGTTTTTACTTTTCCATTTTTACTAATACCGAAAATATCAAACTTAGCAAGTGTGTTACTTGCAGAAACACCATTATCATACGAACTATTAAGTGTTGCGGATGACTCAGAAGGAGTTAATACAAGTCCCTGTGATCCTTTAGTAGACGAAAACTGAGCAATTGAACACATATTATCAAATGTTTCTGATACAAACGAATACGTATATGTTACTTCATCAGTTTGGTTCTTCTTTACGATGCTACCATCAATATTATGTATATAGCATTTAGTACCTATTTGAATATTATTTTCAATTGCAAACTTTGCCGATACTGTAACACTTGCAGTAAATCTACCTTTCTTGTATTTTTGCAATATATAAGGAACAGCCCAAGATTGCCACGTAACAGTTTCATTATTTTCATTCGTGTAGGTACTATTTGCTTTTATCAATTCATTAGTTTCAAATGTAAATACATGCTCGCCTGTTCCTTCTACAACATCTGTTCCATCAGCATTTAAAATGTAATTGTAATTATTGTTTTGACCTAAATAATCTAATGCAACAAGGTCAAGTGTAACGTAGTCTAAATGATCAATAAAACAACAGGCATCAATAAGTTCTTTACCAACCACATTACCTGTTTTATCTACCCAATTATTGCTACTACAAGACAATTGAGTAACTCGTGCAGGTAAGTATACTGACGCTTCATACTTTCTATCATTTACTTGTGTTAATCTAGAAGTTATACTACAATATTTTTTTGTAGTGTAAATACGACTATCAAAGTATACCCACGGTTTATTAGGTATATTAATATCCTCATATGAATAAGCATTAAACAACCCAAAAGAAGAAGGCCATGCATAATGTAATTGATTCTCGTAAGGACTTCCATTATATTGATAACCACTAGTTTCATTTTTTGTGTTGCCAAACCATGAATACCATAAATTGAACCTAGGCCCCGGGTTATGAGTTAAGGCAGTAGCATTCGCGGGTGTTGCCAAAGTATTCTTATTTTCATTTGTGCCATTATTATAATAGTACGATGATGCACCTGTCCATACACATGCAACATTTCCCGTTGGATTCATTTTGTTCTTTTCAATTGATAATTTGTAATCTTCGGTGCTCTCAGGAACGTTATCGTCAATTTTTATATCATCAGTGAACCAAGGATTTAAAAGGAAATTACCTGCTGAATATTTCTTATGAAAACTATCACCAGCCCATTCATTTATATTTTCACTATCATAATGTGCGTTTATAAATTGATAAGCAGTTTTTGTATTATATCCTGATCTAGTTTGATCACTTATAATTTCACTGGGCATGTTTGTAAAATCGGCAATTGTGATACTTTCAGGTTTCACATCCCATGTATGACCATGCAATGTATATTTGATATACGCAGATGTAACAGGTTCATTTAAATTGAACGTGTTATTAACTGTACCAAAGATAGCACTAATAAATCCTATGGATCTAGTTTGATTACTCAAATGCATATTAGGGAATGCACCTTTAAGAACGTAAACATTACCGATAGAATCTTCATTTATTTTTGTTGTAAGAGTAGCTGAAGAAAGTGGCAAGTTAAATTTGCCGCTTACATCCTTTCCGTCAATTGCGGTATTTTCACTATCTAAAGTTATCGTATTGATGTTTGCAGACGCTACAACGTTCTCGGTTGCTTTTGCATCATAAATATTGAGGTTTACACAATTGATATAATTATCCTGTAGCATGTCTAATGACATGTCTTTTTTGTAATTACTGGATTTTATTCTTAAAGTAGTCATTAAACACACCTCCCAACTAAAAATATACCGTTTCTATAAAAAACGTTCAGTAAAGCTAATTGACAAACACGATCTATAGCATCTTTCACGGTTGTTCCTGATTTAAAATAACTATTCAATACTTTGATGCTTTTGCATCTTTTCTCAGTTTCCTTATCTAAATAGTCCCATGGAATATTCACTTGTGCAAAGATAACATTGAATAAATCTTCAACTGTTCTATCTAACACAGGTAAATTACCAATGTCAAATAAATTGAAAACATTAGAAGGATCAGTACATTCTAGTTCAACTATACTTCCTGTAGAATTATCAAGTTTAACTGTTTCAATTGTATATCTATCCATTGGTGTATTTGTAGTACTGTTAAGATAGACGTACATTATCGCGTGATAAAAAATATCTCTACTATTGCTAATTAATAACTCGTAGAACAGTCTTTTGCGATCATAAAAACTAACTGATGCACTTTGTACTATTAATCCTGTGGTAGCATCCAGATTTGCATTCTTTAAGTTTTCAGCGCCATTGAAACTAATAAGATCTTTATCGATTATGTATTCATCGCCGTTATTCAATACTATTTTTAATACAGGTATATTCATAGTCTATCTCTCAGGGAACGCTATTCTAAAATCACGCCAATATAATTGACCATTATATTCTGCAAGTACACCATCAATACTTTGTCCCAAATAAGCATTGATAGTTCTTGCACCAGTAAAATCATTGAAATAAACAGTTATCGTGGGTGCAGTAATAGGTACAATTTCACCTTCGGTGTTTTTATAATCGTATTTAAACGCACATTCTTCTAATAGATTTTTTGCATATTCATATTTTAAATAAGACCATGTGAATTCAGGTTTAACCTTGGCATTTACAAGTGTCAATTCTTCAAGTTCATAATTGGCTGTTCTATCGGCATCGCGTGAATATGTTTCAGCTGAAATTCTAACTTCGGTGGGGAACATTTGAAGTTTAATTGCTAAAGCAATTTTTTCTTCTTCGGTCGCCAAAGACTTAAAGTTATTTGTATCATTAGGATCCATTATTTCCCAAAGATTTTTATTGTTTATTTTCAAAGGAATCATTTTAACTTCACCCCCACTTGATGATAAGTTGCACTTAAATTAGGCCATAATGCACGTGCTAGTTCACGTCCATCTATCTGAAGAACAACTGGTTGATTACTTGAAGGACTATTTCTATCACTTGATACACCTAAAATACCTGCTGTACTTAATGCAGTTACAACTGCCGCTGCAATGTCTTCTTTCATAGATGTAAATTGTGGTGAATGTCCTAACGGAATAACTGCTTCATCATATGCACCTTCGCCAATAACTGCAGTTGTAGGAGAAGTAACAACACCACCTGTAGCCATATAGTTGTTAATACTATTACCTGAAGCTATCATAGCAATTGAACCAACTGCCGCTGCAATTAATGCCGCACCTGCTGCTGCAGCTACGCCCATCGCGGCAACCTTTGCTGCAGCTAAAGCCCAGTTAGATGCTGCTGCACCAATGTTAACTTTAGTTTCAGCGTCTCTTCTATACATTTCTAAAACTGACGCGGCTGAAGATTTCTTCGAAGCTAATGCTTCTTTTAATTTAGCTGTTGCTAATGTAAACTCAGACCATATTTGTTTCGCCATTGCTACTATTGATAATTTCTTTGTAGTAGTGTTGGTAGCTTCTGCTGCTGTATTTGCCTTAGTTGCTACTGTGTCTTTAGTTGTTGCGGCTGCTTGTGCTGTTGTAGCTGTCTTTCCTAAAAGCGATGCTTTAACACCTGCTAATATTGCCATGGTGTTTTTTAAATGTGCAGCAGTCCATGCTGCCATCTTAGGTAATAATGTACCACCGATAAGTAAAGCTACACCTGTAATCATTGTACGTAAAATGTTACTTAATACAGGTACGTTATTAAATATGTAATTGAAAAAACTGGCTACCTCATTAAAGAAGGAACCTATCCATCCAAAAAACGTTTGCAACCATGTTTGTCCTTTTAACCAATCAAAGAAACTTTGTACGCCTTGGAAAATGTTTTCAATATCGATTGCTTTAAAAATTGACGATATAATGTCAAATATAGGACTAAGTATTGTTCCTAAACCTGAAAGCAAATCGGTTACCCACCAAATGTTATCAGCCATTTCTTCCCATTGTAGTGTAACCTTTTCAATTATACCTTCATCCAAGCCAAAAGTTTTTTTATCATTATTTGCCTGGTTGATTTCATCTAATCCTGTTAAATGTGAACTTGCATTATCAGCGCTATCACTTAAATCATCTAAAGCATCACTTTCACTATCAACTGCTGAAGCTGTACTGAACATTGAATCTTGATGTTGTGTTAGTGAACTGAAAAAGGCATTTATTGCAGTAAGTGCACTAACAAGTGTTCTAGTAAATATCATTACAACAGGTGTAAGTAAAGCACCAATGTTTTGTGCTAACAAACTTAATTGATTTTTTAATGCTCTAATTTGATTAGCAGGAGCTTTAAATGTATTTGCTAAATCACCTTGTGCTTCACCCATTGCTTCAGCCACATAAGCTGCGCGTAAATAGTATTGTGTTGCTTCACTCAATGAATTCATTGTTTGGTTAATACCTTTAGTTAATAACCATTCATTCATTGTAGCTTCCGCAACATTTATACCATATTTTTGTAAAGCACGAACGTTTCCTGCTAAACCGGATCTAATTGCTGATAGTGCTTCGGCAAGACTTAAGTTGTGCAAAGAAGCAAAGTCGGCAGCTAGCTGTGTCATTTCTCTTGAGAAATCAACGGCTTGTTCACTTGAAAAATGCATTGCGTTTGCAATTGACAAAAATGCTGCTGCTGTTGTATATAGTTCCGTTGGATTTACTGAATAGGCTAAACGCATCGTTCTAATGTAATCTTCCATTGTGTTCGTTGCGTCGCCAAGTGCAACATTGAAAAAGTTTACTGCTTCAACGTAATCAGCATATATTTTAATACCACTCTTTAAATAACCATAAAACTTGCGTAATGCATTAAGCCAAAACGTAAAACTCTTTATAGACGTTGTAATATAAGCATCAAGTTGTTGTAAGAAATTGCCTAAAGAAACAACTTCTTTTTTGGCATTTCTTTGTTCTTGAATACTTTGATGAATTACACTATTATATGTTCTATAATTTTTTACTAAACGTTTGCCTACCTCAACTAATTGAGCATCAACGGCTGCACCCTGTTTCTTTGCATTATATAATTGAATATATAAGGCTGTTTCTTTTTCAATTTCACCTGAAACAGCAGGATCCACAGTAATTAGTGGGTTCTGCGTAACCTGCTTATTTAAATAGGCAGCTTTTTGATAAAGGCTAAATTGACCAGCGTCAGTGTTCAATTGAGCATTTTCAATTCTGTTTGCTGTCGCTTGGCCTGCTTTAGCTTGTCTACCTAAAGCCCACCCTTTTTCACGGTTTAATTGTTTAACTAATTTTTCGGCAGCTTCTAACTGTTCCTTAAGGTTTTTAACTTCTGCCTTTGTAACCTTACCACCAGTATTAATACGTGCTTGTACTGTTCTTAGTGTAGATCTTGCAATCTTGGCAGTATTTTTCAAAGCCTCTTGTGTTTTATCATCAAACTGTTTAACATCTTTAAGAGCATTTGAAATATCGGTTCTGAGTGAATCAATAACCTTTTGTATTGGTTGGGCGTTACCTTCAAATACGTAGGTAACTGTATTAGCATTTGTACCAGCCATATGTTTTCAAATCCTCCATTTGTTTAAAGTCTTTCGTAACTGCATCAACATCAATTGCTTTACGTTTTTTCGAAATCATCTTGTGATTTTGTATCTCGCGTAATACACTCTGAAGGGATTTTTTATGTTTTTGTGCACTACCCCAGTAGGCACCTAGATATGCGGCTTGAACCTGAATGCACAATTGATCATTTACTCTATCTTGGTATGATGCACTCCATGCATTGTATTGCCACAAATCCATGGAAAGAAATTGATCAGTTGATAAACCTGTTCGATAGGCTTCGCGAAAAAACTCAAACCAAGTTACTTCTTTAGACTCTCCGCTATCGCTTTTTTTCTGTTGGCAATCTCCTCAGGGCTGAGTCCACTAAACATAATTCCTTCAACGACTTCCTGAAAAATCTCAATGATCTTAATAAAGCCAATGTCTTTATCACTTAATAAATTGAGAAATTCTTTTTCATTGAGATTAGCTTTATTTGCATCATTATACGAGCAAGTTAGAACTTCAATCATGCTATCAGCATCCGATTTCTCAAGAACTTTATAAGTCTCATTCAAAGTCGTATGATTGTGTTTTTCTTTGATATCGTAGAGAATACCTAATGATGTCGAAAACTTAATTCCTTTAATTTCTTTCATTGCTATGACCTCGCTTTGTTTATGTTGCTCTCGAAGAGAATTGAACTCCTCATATATAACCAACCTGTAAGAGCATGTAGCCCCATAGATAAACTACAGGGCTTTTGTATTAGGAGGCTGCAAACACGACTTCAATGTCTACATCAGCATTCATCGAATCACCGGCAACTGTAACAGGACTGGATGTATCAGCTGTAAGAGAGCCGCCGTTCAATTTATATCCTGCAATAGTATAACCAGTAGCTGCGGTTGCTTCAATATTAAGAGCTACATCTTTAGCACATCGGATGACACCAGCGGGGTTAGTAGTACCTCCAACAGTGGAATGAATAGTAGCAATAACAGTTTCAGGTAAACTAAATGTAATACCTCCGCTGCCTTCAAAGTCAACACTAATATCCATCTGTGCATCAGGAGATCCAGATAACGAAAGGCTAGCAATAAGTGCTTTACCCTCAAAGTAAACTGCAGAATCAAGCTTGATTCTTAAAGTAACGGGTTCTCCTGTTTCAAATGCCTGATACAGTTTATGCTGTGCTCCGCCAGATGCAAAGGCAACTGTACCATCCGAGCTAGCAGTCCAGTTTTTAATTGTAGGAAGCTTTTCTTTATACTGAGCACCAAACTGAAGAATTTCTGCAATATCCTTCTCAAGGTTGAGTTCTACACTGTTAATGTAACCAATTGTAGTACCATTTAACATTACAAGAGCGGTTAGACCAGTGTAAGGTTTTTCTGTAGTGGACATAATTTTTCCTCCTTATTAATATTCACTAGCTAGACTTTTTACGTACATTGTATATACGCTACGATATTTATCATCACGACCGACATAGGTGGGTAAACGTGTAATTATAAGGCCAATCTTTGTTTCTTCGACGTACTGTTGAAGTCTTGCATATACCAATTGAATAGTATTACGCGCATCAGTTTGTTTCTTATTTCTTACACCTATAATGTATTGTGGAGTTACAAAGGAATCTTTTGCAAAATAGAGATCGGCATTACCGGAAGCAGCTCTAATCCATTGACAATCGTCAACATCAAGAGGAGCATCTCCTATAAATGTATTCTCCATATTGATTATTTCCCTTATTTTTTCCTCTAACATTACGATCTCCTTTGTTTAGGTTGGTAGTTATAGATATCTTCAGCCCAGTCATCATCTATCCATAGCTTATCATCACCACCAATTGATTCAAAATACGACTGAATCTCTTCAATGAACGGCTGTGCAAGATAGTGTGCTTGACCTACATCGTGTGAATAACCTTCGTTTTCTTCTTGTATCAACGCATAATCGAATCCTGTTCTATGTGTGTTTTTAGCAGTAGCTTGTGCAATTAAGTATTGCCATCTATTAGATCCGCTAACCCATACATGTATACTTTCTTTTAGTTTACCTGTATCTACAGGAACTAAATCTTTCGCATCTTCCTCGATATAGGTAGCTATGTCTTTAAGATCATCAAGATGGTCTTTCCATATAGTTTTCCAATCGGTATTTATTTGTTGTTCTAAACGAGCAATTGATGTATTAAGATTGCGACTGCGTACTATAACTCTTCTTGCCATTAGATTGTAATACACCGCACCATTCGCGGTTTATTGTATAGATTACACATTACATATATATCAATAATTAGTTCGCCATCAAGCTTATCCATTTTATTAATTGATAATGCGTTGTGTTCTATACTGGGATCTATGTAGTAAACACTTTTAGAAAGCATTTCATGACCGTTTGTATCTTTTACAACTTCACTTTTAGGTTGTTTGCGTGCGATAACACTTACAGCTTCTTTATAACTCACATCGTTGTAGGGGTCAACAATTGAAAATATATCACTTGTTTCTTCCGTATACGTGGAATTACTTGCTTTTGTATTTTCGCTAGCTGTGTGCTGATAATTTCTTACACTTTGTTCCCATTGGACTTTTTTGAATGTATAAGACATATTATTCACCACAATGATGTTTTTCAGGAAGGATTTTGTATCCTCCACTTAACCAATTACGTAAGAACGGGAATACAGTGTCATAGACGAATATATCTATACCCGCATCATAACCATTGTTACCGAAAGTTTCACTCAAATCACCCAACTTATAGCTTTTTACGCCTTGGCGTTGAAGATTGAGTCTTTCTTGAAATTCATCATCACCATTAAGTTTAATTGATAAGTCGCAGCATGCCTGTTTTGCTAATTCTAATGAGTTATTACCTGGATCCGGTTCTCTTGGGAAAGCCATGAACAGTTCGTTGCCCTCGCAAGGTTTACCTCTTAAGGGCAACAAATTGATCATTTGTGTGGCTCTATTTATGAAAACGTTTTTATCGTCTTCAATTAGAGCTTCCCACTTTATTCTAATAGCACTTGATTGAGGGTAGTACGTGGCTACATAGTTGTCAACAGTCGCGACATCAACATAAGCTAGCATAAACTACCCCCCTTTCAATTAAGCAGTAGCTACAACAACGCCAATGCCTTTGACTTTATTGTCAAGAACCCAAGCATCGTGATAAGTACGATAATCAAAGGCCCATGCATCAGCATTAGGATTGACACCATCGGCACCATTGGCATCCATTTCAGCTTTAGTAGGTGCCCAGAAACGAGCAATGGCACGCTTAACAATCTGAACAACAGATGGCTTGGAAATCATTAAGAGACCAATGTTACCACTTCCAGTGTAACCACCAGCTTCCTGTCCACTAGAAGTACCGTTCTTGAAAGTTAAAGCTGTATAGAAGCGGTTTGCAGGGACTTTGATAATTGGATGACCATTATAGTCATAAATCTTCTTATTCAATGCTTTACTCATTGTGTCATTAACGTCAAGGCTTTTACTGATTGTAGTATCATTGACAATAAGTTTATAACGAGTAGGATCCACAAATAAGATACGACCTTCCTCCGGAACAAGTGCATCATCCATAGCTGCATCGAGGTCATCAATTGTACTAAGAATGTTAGCATTCGTAAGTCCATTGACACCATTAGCAATTTGAATAGCAGTTCCATTATAAGCTGCTCCTGTTTTAGTAGACGCTGCTTTGTAGTAGGTATTAAAGCGGTAGGCATCAAGTTCAGGAATAACTGCCTGATCATTAAATGTACCTGCTAATCGTCCGAATGCAAGTTGCATCGTTTCAATGTTGTCAAGAGCATCAACCTGAAGTCGACGACCACGATCTTTCGTAAATTCATGCTCTTCCCAAGTTAAGTCAATGTCGCCGGCAACGAAACCAGAATTACGAGAATAGTCAGCAAGACCATCAGTGGAAATTTTTGCTATCTTGATTTTTTTAGCATTTTCGGTTTCACGAATCCATTCAGCTGGATAATCAAGAATTGCAGATTTGGAAGCAAGTTTGTACTGCTCGTCAAGAATAGGTAAATACTTAGTTACAAGTTCAATCACATTCGGCATAATTTTTCTCCTTTATTAATTGCGAAACTAATTAATTCCGACGGCTCTGCGCATTGCTGCAAGTTCCGCGTTAGCATCTTCGTGCGAGCCACTTTCCGATTTACCTGTTCCCTCGGGAATATTATCCCCAAACAGATAAGGATCGGATTTTTGAATTCTTGTTATTTCGTCTTCGAGCTTAGCCTTGGGATCAATAAGTGCTTTAATGGCCTTCACATTTCTACCATGTGCCTTATAGATCGCTTCAGTTGCATTAAAGTCTGCTTTCATCGAAAGAATTGCTTTCTCATTTTCCTTTTTAGTTGCATTAATCGCATCATCGACAGCTTTCTTAGTTAGTGTGTCAGTTTGTTCTTTAAATTGATTAAATTCACTTTGTAAGGCCGCTAGCTTACTTTCAGCATCTTTCTTTTGACCAAGCACTTCGTCTAATCTGTTTTTGCTAATATATACTGGCAACCCTTTTGCATCAGGATTTGCTTTCATATAAGCATCTTCAACCGACTTTAATTGCTCTTCTGACAAAAATTTCTTTAAGAACTCCTTCATGATATCCTCCTTTCGTTCGTTACGGTGAACTAGTCCTAGTAGGCTACGTGAAATCCATCACTCACCTGATAGTATTAAGGACGAGCATTTTTCCTTAATCTTATCTTAATTTTATTTTAAATCATTTTTAATTGAAAATCAAGCCCCAGAATCCAATTTTCGTTTAGTTAAGTTATTTTAGTGCCTTTTTGTCCTCGTCGCTGACATTTTCTTCTGAGGCTGGGTTCATCAAAGAACCTTTTGTTTGTCCTGTAGCTAATGATCTATTATCGGACGCTACAACATCTTCACTAAGTTCACCAGTACCAAATTTCTTTTGATCGTCAATAATACCTTCAACATAATGTTGTGCTGTTTGTTCATCCATATCATAATTATCCATGATAGCGTGAAGCAAAGGTTTGATTGATTTACTACCTGCTTCAAGTTTTGCTAATTCAGCTAACTCACGCGGGTCACGAGGCAAGCAATCTTTCCAAGTAATATTAATATCTCGTGCTTTCAAATCAACATTTTCAATTGATAACATAACACTCAAGATATCTTTTAAAGGTCGTGTCATATCGCTTTGTATACGACGAGCTTTTTCTAATGGTGATACCATTTTAAAACGCATTGATGTACCTGATACAACATTTCCTGTACCTTTATCAGCACCTAAGAAAGCGCTTCCCATTTCCGATAAAATGTATATTTGAGCCATCAATTCATCAAACGCTTTGAATGAACTATCCAAATTAGCATTCCATACAAGATATTCAGGTTTTTGTTCATCGTCGCCTATTGCATAATATTTACTTGTTTTAAAAATAAGTTCACCATTATCTGTTTTTTCAAGTAACGAGTGAGGACCTGTCATTGAAGGATCGGCATGCTCATCAAGAACTCTTAAAATGGCTGTAAGTCTTTCGATTGCCTTTTGCATTAATGCAGATATAATACTATAGTCACTTGTTCCTAACGGATTAGTTGTTGTGGGTGTGTTTGTAATAGCAAAAAGCATACACTTTCCATTCGTAGAAATTTTTGTTGACTTATTAATTGATAAAATGATGCCATCATTATCAATTGAACATTCGCGTTCTTCATATGCGCCAGTTTCCGTATCGTGTATTTGCAAAAATAACTTAGTGTTATCAGCAGATTTCCAACCAATTACATTGTAATGAATACGTAGTGTTCCATCTTCATAGTAAACAGGTACCCATTCTCTAGGATCCCATGCACAAATTTTAGCTTTTCCTCTTTCTTTGAAAACTCTTAAAATCATAACGCCAAATCTGGAATAGTCAATTATTCCTTTTTTGAAAATAGTAAATAAGTCGGAATCAAATAACAGGTCTTTGATTTTTTCGGTTTTGTCATCGTTGTTCCCTTGTGCCATAATTGAAGGAACTTGACCCATTACCATGTCAGCGGTTTTTAATGTTAAAAGTCTTGGATAGGGTAAAAGTCTATTACAGTGAACAAATTTTGTATAGTCTGCAATGTCTACTAATCCCATAGGAAATATTTTATGAATGAAATCCTCAGTGCTTAACTCAAAAAGTTCTCTCATGAACTTGTAGTCAGTTAAACGATCACTGTCTTCTTTTGGAAACCATTGGCCACCAATGTTTAAAAAGTCTAAATTATAATGTAGTTTATCCATATTATTTTCTCCTCATTCTATAAATACCAGACATAGCATGTTTATTATGTGTGTAAAGCGCATATCTATCACTATCACAAGCATGATCGAAAACTTTCTTTGGTTTATCTTCACCGCGTTCTTGTGCTTTAGGATCCCAACTGTAGTTATCATATTCTTCAATTGTTTTTAAGCACTTCTTGTCAATAAAGTATTTTCCGTTGTTTAATAACATAAGAACGTATTTAATTCCTTCAACAACATCATTGTCTGCGTGATGAAAATTGAAACCATGATTTGTTAGCATTGCATCCCATGAAGATGCTGCTGGATCACCGTAAATTGGTAACTGATTTTGAAATTTCGGTGGAATAAATCTATCAATAAACATTCTGAAGTCAACAAAGTATTGAGAATCATCCTTTTGTTTTTGTTGTTCTTTTGCTTCGTAATAAAACTCGCCAATTTTGTATGTAATGCCTGTGCGCTTATCTTTTAGCATAGCGCTCCATGAACATGTTGTTGATGTACCTTGGTCGCATCCTACATAGTATTCTCTAGCTGCTTCAGGTATGCTTTTAACAATTTCAGCTGTGTCAATACAATGTTTACTTGGATCAAATGTATCATAAATTTTACCATCCGCAACACACCATTCACCATCAATAAATCTTCTTTTAAACACTCCACTAAACTGTGCTGTTAATTGTCTTTTATAGTCATCAGTAAGTGACAAGTTGTCATCCATTGAAAATCTCCAGATTTTCTTGTCCATTTTCTTGTTTCTAAGAACCTCTTTGTAAAACCAATGGTATGGACTATCGGGGTTACAGTTTGCAAAACAACGCGCTCCGGCAATTGATAAACGGGCTTGTAATTGCATCCAAACATTTTCAGGATAAACATTGGCCTCATCACAGTATGCACCGCCAAATGTTGCACCTCTAATTCTTTCTTCAGCTTCTTCAGTCGCAGCACCAATTGCGTAGACACGTCTTCCTAAAATTTGCATTTCACCTTGTTGTCTGTCAATCCATTTTGCATTTTCTTTACCTAAAATATCAAACAAATCATTTAGAACATTTCTTTTTAATGTTCCAAGTGATTTGCCAAGCATTGCATAATCCACATCGGGTGCTTGCAGCAAAAAATTGATCCAGGCTACTGTACACGCAATTGTTTTTCCTGAACGAACAGCACCAGTTGCGATATTCATTTTAGCATTTGAATTCTTAATGAAATCAAGTTGCTTTGGTGAAAATGGTTTCCAGTTAATCATGTTACTTAGTAATCGTATTCCTTTGTTGTTTGATCCGCAGGTTCACTTGAACTATTAATTGCATCATGTAATGCACGCAAACCCTCAAGTGCACTGGATTTGCTGCCATTAATTGAAGAATTAAGAACATTAAGTTCATGTACGTCGTCTCTAAGACTCTTTGAAACACCTAAGTAAAACTCAACAGTACCAGGATTTATGATCATTCCCTGCAAATTTTCCGCAGATGTGTTTTTAATTGTTGCGTTAATTTTATTTGACAAGGCTTTAAAAGTTGCCGATTTTGCTGCAATGACTTCATAAAGAATTTGTGCTTCATCTTTGTCAATATCATCCGCAAGGCTAAAACCATTTTTATCTGATTTTGTACCTGGATTTTCATTCAAAACTTCATTCGAATTTTCACCGGGTGTTTCACGATGAATTACTTGATGAAAGTTCCAATGTAACGAACAATCATTGTCAGTAATTGCATCAATTTGTGCAATTTCCTTTGCATCATGGTATTTGACTTTTAACTCCTGCTTTTCTCGCGTGCTTAAGCATCCACTATTTTGTTCTAAAAGTGCTTCAATTTCCCCTCGAAGCTCTCTATTATCAATTGAACATATTGTACATTTCATGTTGGGAGTCTCCTTTCTTTTGTGCTATAATTGAACAGTTTTGTAATTGAACATTTTTATAGATGTTAATTTTATTTTAAATATAATTGAAGGAAAAGTCACGCCCTTAAATGCTTTTTCTTTAGGTTTTAAACGTATACGGCGCATGTGTACCGATCGGCAACACCAAAAACACGCGCAATTTTGGTAAATCCAGACCCATTGCGGCAGCATTTTGAAAACGTGATAATAGGTGCAGTACAGTTGAAGTGGGCCAGCTACCCCAGGCTGTATATTGTTCATATACCATAAAGGAGGATTTTACCGTGAACAACACACAAAACGCCGTTACTACTAAAGTAGTCATTTCGATCAACGAGTTAGCTAAAGCTATCAACATCTCGCACAATGCCGTTCGCAACTGGGTTATTAAACCCATCCCCAATCAGCCATACGATCCGAATCAGGTGAACTACGCTGAAGTTCGTAAGCATTTACATGCTTACTTCGAAAACGAGAGCGAGTTCATCAACCTTGTAGGTTGTGCCATCGACGATGTTGAGATTAGCTATAAAGCTACCGGCAGCATCAGTGCTAAAAAGCACAACAGAGTGAAGCTCGACGATCTCGTCGAAGGTGAAGAATATATTCTTCACAACTATCACATGGAGAAACCTGTCACGTTCGCAGGCTGCCTGAACGAAAACATTTATGTTTTCAACTACAAGGATGGCTACCTCGCTTACGACGCCGAGCAGTTTGAGCGCGACACGCTTTACGTTGAAGCTTGCTAATAGCAAACACAGCGCTATACAGGCCACTCATC